CCTGCTGTATAGCATGGATTTTTAGTCATGATACTCTGTACTAACTTCATAGATTCCTCCATTTCCCGAAAAAAGCACCGTTTAATCACGGTGCTCTTCGTCATCCTCTTTCAACTGTTCCAATACGTTCTTCAGCTTCTGTGGTACCGGAAGACCGATTCTTGTCGCATTTTCCAAAATGGAAATTCCTTCATTAGATAAATAGAAGAAAATTACCGCTGTACGGACAACACTTCCATCACAAATAATCTGTGTGTCCACGATATGCCCGACTGCTACCAGACAAAAAATCACGACTTTTTTCACGATTCCGTGAAAACCAACCTCACTGGAAACTTCTTTATTGATGACTGCTGCCATAAGTCCCGTGATATAATCCACCACCACAAAGACGATCAGGGCATACAAAAATCCATCAAAGCCTCCAAGAACTGCTCCGATTGCTCCTCCCATCGCTGCAAAAACATATTGCATGGTTGTTACAAATTGCTTCATAGTCTTTTCCTCTCTTTCTCCCTTTCGGGTATTAAAAAAACAGCCGATTGGCTGTCCTTTCCTTATGCTGTACGTTTCCACATATAGCAGACAATATATGGCTGTAAATTCGAATGGGAAGCTCCACCACCCGCTTTTGCGATTGTCCCCTTTGGTGTCAGGGAATGCGTATGACTTCCAGCATTGCTTGTCGGTGCTGTTGCATCTGCTCCCGATACACCGCTTCCATGCACGGTATATCTGCTGCTCCCTGCACCTCCGTCTGTATCACGTCCAATGTTGTGTGTATGACCTCCGGCACTTCCTGTTGTTGTGGCGTTTCCTGTAAAAGTATGCGTGTGGGAGGGCATTTGATTTGCAGTAAGTGTTACCACAGAAGAACCACCTGTTTTTTCCACAGTATTAAAATTCCCATCACCAGTATTGATACCTACAGGGACTCTTCCTGCTCCCCACGCCACCCAAGTTCCTCCAAAAAATTGGCTCGGATTTGTATTAACCACACTCATATAAATACTTCCAACCGGATAGATTGTTTTCGCAAACTGTTGGATATAATCCTTAAGAAGTTTTCCATAAACCCGCACATCCCAGTCTTCTGACACTTCAAACACATTTTCATCCTCTGCAACTTTACCAACAGCTACTCCTTTGCCGCCACGTTTAAAATCCATTACTACTGCTGCTGTAGAAATGATCTCTTGTATTGAAACAGAAGAAAACGTATCTTTCAGGGTATAACGAACATCAAAGGAATATTCTGTAGAAATATTTCCCCCGCCAAAAACAACAGCCGCTCCTGATACAAATGCCCCTGCTGCTATCCATGACTCTGCTGTTGTTCTTTTATAATGAATTGTTCCAGATGCAGTATTCTTTCCCCCACATGATGCAAATTTAAAATTTATCACGCTTCGTACATAAGCCCCGTCCTCATTGACCGCCCCATTACTCAAACATCTTTGCGATGTTGAATTGATAAAAGACGGAGGCGAATAGGGAACTACCGTAATCGATACTGTCTTCTCATCTGAAGTTCTTCCCCTAGAATCCGTAACAACAGCAGAGAATGTGATCGTACCTTCCGTATTCAGAAACCCTGTTGTAAAGCTGGATGCCGTGCTGGTATAACCTCCGCCTGTTATGGAATATGCAGTAATACTCGATCCGTAGCTACCTGCTGCACCATTGATTTTTAAGGTTGCTTTTGATTTTGTCTGTACATAAATGCCCCATGCAGATGGCACTTCTCCATCCACCCTCGCTGCAGTCAGACTGGTAATAGATGGCTTAATGGAGGCCGGAACGCTCAAAGTCAATGTACATGTCTTACTTCCAATATTTGTGCTTCCGTTATAGGTCGTGCAGGTAATCGTACAGGTTCCCGTAACCGCTTTTGGTATCTGATTTGCCAATGAAATCGGTGGATTCCATGTAACCGAGGTGGATGCTGTTTTTGAAACAATCGTCCCCGTCGCACCGCCAAAAGCGTATACCAATGTGTGGGTAAACGCAGAAGATGCACGGGAAATTTGTATCACGGACGCCTTCCCCAACTCTGCATTTGAAGCTGTCACGGAAGATGCTCTTGGAATGGAATCCAAAGTTACGGTTGTATTTGCCGTAATAGAATCGTAAAAAGTTCCTGATAATGTTGCCTGAATCTTAAACACAACACTCATGGAAATTGCCTTCCCACCGTCACTTCCATGCATGACTTTCTGAGATACCGTTCCCAACAAATGTGTTCCTGTTGAACCGATGGAAGGGGATGTGAAATTCTGCGCCTTTCCATCAATCGTCATCGTATTGTTATTTCTGCTGTTAATCGACAATGACCAGTCATTAACAAGATAAATCCTGCAGGTAATTGTAGATGTATTCTCCGACACATTCTTCGTCTGCGTCCAATCTACCCGCACCGCATAATGTCCATCACGGATAGATCCCGAAAAACTTCCACTGGATGCCAACTTTCTCACCTTCTTTCTAAGACGGATCACGCCATTTGATTGACAAATTTCCTGTGCTTCTCGGTATAAAATCAAACCATCCCCGGACTTCATTGCCCAGAGACAGTTTGTTTCGAATTTCTGCATTGGTTATGACGAGAATCTGATTGGAAATATAAGCAATTTTCTGCCCATTCTCCTTAAATGAGAGTTCTTCATTGGATAATTCCGCTGTAAATGCATTCCCGACTTTTCCTAATTCAATCAATGCTCCCTTGAAACGAATGTATTCTTCCAAAAGTGTTTGATTGGCAGAGACATTATTAATGATTTCATTTGTTATCTTTGTGAAGTCCATTCGGATTTCTGAACTGTTCTGTGTAATGCTTGCCTGAAAGTCTTTTTGGATTGTTTCCAATTCTGATTTCGTAAGATACGTTTCCCTGACGGTATGCTGAATCTGTTCTGAAGTTTTACTGATTTCAGAATAGCACTCATGGATATTCTCTTTTAACGACTCCACATCGTCCTTGACATCCTCATAGTCTTTCATGCTCTGGAAACTGGCTTGGCACGTTGTCAATAATGCCATTAGGCCACCTCCTATCCTTTGGACACGTCACATTGCAGGGTTACAAGACTGTCAATATCCTTTGCGGATAAATAGATCACTTTTCCACTCTTTTCAAAAGTAATCGCTTTTCCATCTTTATCCTGCATATACCATGTATAGGTCAGAGTCTGCTTTTCCGTAGCATTTTTCCACTCTGCGCCATCATACTTCATTAAAACAACACTTTGGGCAGTATGATCCACCTTGTACCAGAAATCTCCTGATTTTGGACTTGACGGAGCAGTTTCCCCAATGTTTCCAAGCAGGGCATCCACTTCTTTCTGATTCGTCCGCACAATCACATATGGAACAACTCCGCCTAAATTATTCTTTACCGTAAATCCTCCGATGGACAGCATTTCTGACACATAGGGATCTGACTTATCTTCCACGGTTATCACATCCGCATAGCTTTTTCCGCCATACGTCATCGTACAACGGTAGGATTGAATGTTGACAATATCCGCTCCCGATACGGTAAGGGACGAAGATGTCGCACCGCTGATATTATTCCATGTTCCTCCTACATATTTTGCCCACTGATAGGTAGCACTTGTAATTGCTGTTGAACCGCTATAGGCAGATGTTGAAAGAAGTAATGTCCCCGACTGATTTAGCACCACAGTTCCATTTGGTGCGTATACAGAAAACACGACTGCACTCGCTCCTGCATTTCCTTTATTGGATTTTGACCATGAAAACTGTTTTATTACCTTTTTCCCTGAAATTGTAAAAGTTAATTCTATCGTTCCATTTAATACAGACGCTCCACCTAATGTTGCATTTGCCCCGAATAAAAGGGACAGCTTACCAGCTATCGTTGCCGTGGCTGCTGTGTTCGTTTTCACCGTAACACCATCCGGCAATGTTCCTACCGTACATGTACAGGGAGTCTGTTCAATTCCGACATACCCAGTAAAAGGAATGTTTACAAGAACTTCTGCCGCTACAGCTCCATTTGCTGTACAAGCAATGGACTGTGTTTCATTTCCTAAAATAACCGAAAGACCACCTTTTCCATCACCACCAGCAGCACCCGGATCACCTTTTTCTCCATCATAAATTTTTGTAATGGTTACCGTATCATAAACATCCACATCATCTGTCAATAATTTAATCTGAGCTACATTATTAAAGAAAACGGAATGTGTCGGTTTAACCACCAACGTTCCACCAGTAATGCTGCCATTATCAGAAGTAGTTGGATAATCCACCCAGTTTCCAGAACTATTTTTATACTGCCATTTGCTGATAGACACTCCCTGTACCTGTGCGGTAAGCGTAGCCTGTGCCGCCCCTACCAAAGAAGAACCCGCATCGTATTTAAATACATGGGTATCTGCCGTCACGGATGCCAACTTAGCATTTTGTGCATTCTTAACCAGCGTATAGGTAATATCTGAAGAAATATTAACGGTGTTTTTTGTTTCTGAATCGTAGTAACTGATATAACAAATGTAAGTGATCATCCCCGAAGATGACGTAGCAAGATTATCCTTATTTACGGTAAGGATTCCTCCCGCCACGGTCTCTCCTGCGATCAATGCGCTTTCCGCCCCTGTCCCATCTTTTCGTTTCCAATTGATAGATAATCCTGACGCACCTAATGAAAGATTCGTCTGATCCAGAAAAATAACAGGGGTTAACTTCAGATTCGTGACCGCCCAGCTTGGAGCATAGGTATGTGGCAGCACGTTTGGATTTTCACTCTGCGTCTTTGGCAGATTGGACGTGATATACGCTGATAGTTTTCTTTGATCTGTAATGTCAACGAATGTCTGCTGACTGGAAGTTAAAATTGTAGCCATATAAAATTCCTCCTAAATCTTAATCTCACAATAAAAGGATGCATTATCCTGCACATCTTCTGTCGTGATTACAATCGATTTCCTTCCTGCATGAAGCCGATCCCAATCCGCATCTGTTTCCTCATTTCCAGAGTTACGATGCCAACAGAATGCAGACGCATCCAATGTATCCGTTATCTCTTTATCCCAAGAATATACCCGGCACCTTATGGTGCTTTTCTGTCCCCGGTCTTTGAAAATATTTACTCCCTCCACCAATAGTTCCGTCCGATACATCTTTGAAGATTGTATTTCTTCTACTTTCCCTGACATATCTTCCAATTTGGAATCTTGATCCATGATATCTTTTTCCAATGTATTCAGATTCCCATGTTGTTTCGCCGATAAGGAAGTCAGTGTTATGCTGGACGCACCGATTGTAATGGTGTTTCCTGATGGATTCAGATAATCCCTTGTTTTACTCACGCAAAGGTATCTTCCATCAATTCCATGCGGTGGAGACAAGCAGTCCACGTATTGTCTGGCATGAATATCCATAATATCAACACCTGCATCCGATTCATCCACAATGGAAAGTTCCATACTTGTGATACCTTTTGCCAATTCTGCCACCCGGCTTTTCGCTTTTCTGAGAAGATTCCCCGGCTCGGTTACATCATCCCAAACTTCTACTGTCCAAATCCACCCTATCTCTTTTAAGGCTTTTTCATCATAAACATACTCTACTCCTTCATTTACGCCTGTAATGGTCACTCTTTTTCCAGTTTCCACTTCATTCCCGCCTTCATCAGTTTCTTTAATTTTTGCTCCAAGTGGAATCAAAACCGTGATTCTCTCCGTATGGTCCTGAGTAATTTTTACATCCAAAAGATTTTTCCCATACTCCACTTTTTGTAAAGAAAAGGCTGTGAAATCTTCTAGATAATCCAACATTCTCCCTTCTCGTGTATATCGTACCTGTAAGTAACCGCCATGCGTTTTCATCAGTTTCTCCTGTATTGCGTCCAATGTTACGGAATATTCAGAGCTACTATAAGAAATATAATCATTGTTATCCTTCACAGTCACATTTCCTATATGAAACTGTTTCTTTTTTTCTACCCGCTTGTTATGCTCTGTCAGAAACAGTTCCAAAAGCCCTTTTAAATTTCCTTTATATGAATATGGTGGCTGCATGGAATCTTTCAGATATGCAAGTGCTGATTCACAAGTCCATGTATGGGTATTATAAAAATCAATCCCATCATCCAGCGCCCTTCCTTCAAATACCGTATTCTCTCCTTTTTTACACACAATTTCGGAAGACATCGGTTTCACGTCTTTCAGATACGGATGGTTATAAGGTGCAGACAATATCAGACTGTCAATGTTTTCTGCATCTTCTTTTACCTGCGCCTGAGTAATGGCAAGACGGGAAAAATGTGGATGGTAGAACAACTTTCCATCCACATAAACACGAAATAATTTCATAATCTCCCCTCCCGATAGCGGAATGTTGTGACACCTTCTCCCTTAACACTCAGGCGGTTTTCCCCTGCTCCAAGTTCCATTTCCGGGAACTCCCATGTTCCGGCACTTACGGATTTTTCATAGGTATCTTCTCCTATTCTCCAAGAAAATGCGGTCTCCCCTGTGGTGATCACTACCGGCACCACAGGCATAAAATCGTTTTGAAGTGTAACCGTGCCACTTCCAGAAATCACTACTTCACTTTCCTTCACATGGTAAAAATAGGAATCTCCATCCGTACACTCCAACGTGATTGTGCCTTTTCTAAGCAGCGGATCATATACAGGGGCAAACTCTACAGTCCCAAGTGCATATACATCGGGTTCTTCAGAACGGATTACCTTTATCAGCTTTCCGGCATATTGATTCACAAGTTCGGAAACCTTCTGATCATATTGCTTTCTGGTACCTAACATTGACAGAACAATGGTAAAACTTCGTGGCTGATACGATACCCTTCCTAACGCTTCTGTATATCGGATTGGAGAATTTCTTCCCGGAACAACGATTGTATTCGTTTGGGACTGTGGTGTCGGAAAATCAATATTTTCCCGAATCCATCCCATCTCACGAACAGATTTTCCATTTAATTTCACATCAGGGATCATAAACTCAACCTCCTGTTCAACTTCTGTGCCTGTCCCAAACGACTGTCAATAGCCGGAAGCAGATGTCCCACCAATGTTCCATCTTCCAAATAAATGCCCTTACTGCTGTTATTGGCGATTACGGCAAGATACTGCTCCATTTTTCCCGTATTCATCCGGCTTGATAAAATATGCTCTAGCTGATCATAAAATCCTTTTAATGGAAGAACCGCTTCCTTACCTGCTTCTCCTCCTGCCATTAAGCTGCTCCCATTCATCCCGAAAACAGTAGGCTTGGTTAAAATACCACCTTCCTTATACCAATCAATGGAAAGATGCGGTACACTCGGAGGCGAAAGTGACAACTTTCCTGAAATCTTAAAATGTGGCAGTTTGATTTTAGGAAGTTCCAGTTTCATACCAGAAAAGAATCCTGTAATTTTATCTATGATTCCTTTTACCGCATTTTTTGCCGCTTCCACAGGTTTTATAATTGCATCTTTGATTCCATTCCATACGGAAGTTGCTGTACTTTTAATCCCGTTAAAAATAGAAGTAACCGTGCTTTTCACGCCATTGAATACGGAACTGACCTTGCTTTTTATACCATCCACCACCGAAGAAATTACGGATTTAATCCCATTCCATACGGATGACGCTACGGATTTCACAGCATTAAATATTGTCGACACCGTAGTTTTGATGGCATTTAAAACAGATGAGACCTTACTGCTTATCGCATTCCATACTGTAGAAATCACGTTTTTTATCGCACCCATCACAGATGAGATTGTACTGGAAACTGCATGGATTGCAGATGACACTACAGATTTAATGTCCTCCCATACGGAAGAAACAATTCCTTTGCAGTTCTCCCAAATCATCTGGAACGGTAATGTTATAATATCAATCGCACCCTGAATAATAGAGCCGAGCAGCATGACCGCCGTCTGTACCACATTACATATTCCTTCCCATACAGACTGTAAGTGCGTCCACAAATTTGAAAACCATGCTTTTAGAGAATCCACCATTGCACCAATTCCGGTACAGATGGTATTCCACAGCTCTCCGAACCATTGTGTAATCGCACCCCAATTTTGTATAATCGCAATAATTCCGGCAATCGCCGCTGCCACCGCTGCAATGACAGCAATAATAGGAAGCATTGAAACATTCAAAGCACCCATCGCCACGGAAATCGCTGCAATGACCGGAGTAAGGGCTGTGAACGCTGCCAGCAATGCCCCTAAAATAATGACGAAATTTTGAACTGGTCCCAGTAATCTCTCAAACCATCCTCCAATCGTGGTAATCACGGATACCAATGGTGGAAGGATTGCATTTGCCAATTCCGCCAGTTTCTCTCCAAGCGGTACTAACGCCTGCTGTAATTTTCTTGTATTGGACTCCATCTGCTGCATCGGTGTTGTTGTTGCATCGAACATCCCCTGTGCAGATCCTTTTACGCTGTCATAGGTACTTCCGACAGAAGTCAGAGACGTGATGAATTTTAAGTTTCCATCTTCCGCCATTGTTCCAAATGCTAAAGCTGCAAGGTTTAACGCTTCCTGTTGATTCGTG